TATTAATTCGTATTGATGAACGATTAAACATGATTTGTAATGAATTAACTAGTATAAAACAGATGCAATTTAATCAACAAACTCAAAGTAATGAAAATAAAAAACGATTAGATAATATTGAATTAACACTTTATGGTACTAAAAATGTAGATGGTATGTATCAAAAATTAGAAAAACATGATAAATTATTAGCAAAAGCTGTTGCTTATTTTACTGTTATTGCAGTTTTAATTGAATTTGTATTTAAATTTTATTTTCATGGTGGTATGTAATGAAAGCAAAACAATTAAGAGAAGCAATTAAATCTACATTATCTAAATGTAATTTACCTTGTTCAGAAGATTTACTTAACTTATTAATAGGAACTGCATGTGTAGAAAGTAATTGTGGTGAATATATTAAACAAATAAATGGACCTGCATGTGGTATATTTCAAATTGAACCAAATACTGCTAAAGATATTCAAGAAAATTATATAAAATATAAACCAGAATTAAAACATTTACATGATAAATTTTATTTAAAAGGCTTGACATTAGAAGAAAATTTAATGTATAATTTATCATATAGTATATTGATGTGTAGATTATTTTATAGAAGAATCAAAGAACCAATACCAAAAACTATATCAGGACAAGCTGCATATTGGAAAAAGTATTACAATACTCATTTAGGTAAAGGTACTATTGAGGATTATATAAATAAAAAGGAGAAATTAGATGTTTGATTTTATTTTTGACGCAGAAAATATTGAAACTTTGTATTCAGTATGTGGAGTTGTTGGTGTTTCTGTTCTACTTTTTATTGGAAAGTTGATAGCTAAACGAACAAGTAATCCACATGATGATGAAGTAATTAAACAATTACAGAAAAGTCATCAAGAATATGCAAAAAGAAAAGTTCAGGATAATATTAAAAAACATCTTGACCGACAATAATTTCTGTTGTATGTATATTATATAGTAAGTAATAATTATATATTCGGTGCTTTTCATGTAGTTATTACTTACTTATATACATAAATGATTTACCTTTATCAAATGTATTGACAAAGTGATTAATTTTAATTAAAGTTTTAATTAAGTTAATCATTTTTTTTTTATTTAAGGAATATAAAATGACAAAAAGTAGTAGCCAACAAAATAAAAGATATAAATCTGCAAAAAATGAAGCAAATAATTTTGCAAATAATACATATTCAACATATGATCAATTCGCTGATGCATTAAATGATTATATTGGTTCAAGAAATAATCGTACTTATGATGGTGATATGCATGGTATTCACAAATCTGGTGGTGGTTGGGCAGAAAGAGGTAAAGCCCTTGGTAAAGATATGGTAAAAGGTTTTGAAGATTATCAAAGAAAACAAATGAACAAATATTTGAGTGGTGGAGATTTTGCAGAAGGTTGGCAGAAAAATATTTGGACAGATCAATCAGATGATGAAGGAATTAATAATTATATTTCTGATAAATATAATTCTACATTAGATCAATTAGATAGAGCATTAAAAAGAGGAGCAATTAATCAATATCAATATGATTTAGGATTAAAAGATTTAGGAAATCAACGAAATGTTATGGATAGTAATGCTCAAATATTAGGTCAAGATGTTTTAAATAGATATCGTAGTGATTTAACTGATAAATATGATGATATTGTTAAGTATGTAAATGGTATAGATACTAATGGTGATGGTAAACCTGATGATTATACTGATGCATATTCATTACACAGTTACGGTTATGATCCAAGAAACAGTTTTAATACTGCATATACTGAACAACAAAATTTATTTGGTAATGATTTATTAAAGCAATTACAAGATTTAGGTGGTTTTGATATATCACAATTAATAGCTGATGCAAAAGTTGCAAGTGGTATTAATAATTCAATGTCAGATAATCTATTTAATGCAATAGAAGATAGAGAAAGAAAAAAAGATCAACAAATTGGATTAGGTAATCAAGGATTATTTTAATTTAGGAGAAAAATTATGTGGGGTCCGATAGCAATGCAAGCAGGTGGTGCAGTTTTAAGTGGAATTGGTGGAGCTTTAAGTGATAAAGCAAAATCAAAAGCTGCAAAACAAAGACTAAAAGCTATGCAAAAAGCATTACAAATGTATCAAGTTGGTTCAACTGATGCATTAGGTAATACATTATCTGCAGGTAAAGATGGAAGATGGTCATATAATTTATCAACTCCAACAAAAATGTTACAAAGTGGAATAAATAAATCAATGATTGATTTAGGAAATTTCCAAACTAAAAATCAAAGTGATTATTTAGCACAAAATCTTGCAGGATTATCAACTGCTAATAGGAGAGTAGCACAAGCTAATCAATCTGCTGCAATGAAAAATGCATTAAGAACTGGTAGTAATGTTGGATTAATTTCTTCTGCATATAATCAAGCTAATATGCAAAATATGAGAAATGCTTTTAATAATGCATATAAAAATTCAGCAAATTGGCAAAATATTAATGCAAATACTAAAAATAATTTAGCAACTACACTAAATAATTCAATGCAACCAATGAATAATATACAAGGTAATTTACAAAATATGGTTAATTCATTAAATAAAACACAAATGGATCAACAAAATCAAATAGCAGGTGCACAATATGATAAAACTTTAGCAGGAAGAATGACAGCTGCTAATATGTTTACTGCGGCAGGTGGTGCATTAAGTGGTTATGGTGCAAATAAACAAAAACAAAATAATTTTAATAATTATTTAGCAACAATTAGAGCAATTTATGGAGTATAATATTATGGATAATAATGAATTATTAAAATTATCTCTATTAAAAGGTGGAATTGGTAATGCGACTTTTGATTATAATGAAAGTCCATCTACACAAACTTATACACAAAATGCATCACAACAATTAAATGCAGGTTATAACCAAATGCTTGCAGATATTCATAGAATGGGTGATATAAATACTGCAAAATTTAATATGGATTTGAAAGCATTAAATGCAGGATTAGAAAATAAATATAAAGAAGAATTAAAAGATAAAGAATTTAATAATGAATTAAGAAAATTAAAATATTCTAATGATTTAGCTATGCAAAGATATAATAAAGTTAGACAAGATCAATTAGCTGATAGAGATTGGGCAATTAATTTTCAAAAACAAGAAGAAGAAAAAAATTATAAAAGAAATTTACCATATTTTATGGATACTGGTAGAGATAAACCAATAGTAAGACAAAATATATTACAAGATCCTAATACTGGTAAGAAGTTTTTGTATAAATCTAATACTTTTCCAGTAGTAGAATTACCTGATGAATTACAAAATTTATATTATAATTATTCAAAAGAATTAGGTAAAACTAATGTTAATGAATATGATACATTATCATCAAATGATTTTAAAAATTATTTAGTAAGAAATTTTAATACTAGAGATAATTCTAACAAATTAATGTCATATTTAAATGCAATAGATGCTGCAGAAAACAAATATAGAAAGAATTTACCAGAAAGACCATATATGCAGTATCAACCTTATGGTGCTGATATTTATAATGAAGCTAGAAATTTAAATTCTTCTGATGATCCTGATGTTAGATATTTAGGTGGTGGTGTAGATGGTAATCCTATGTCAAGTTTTATGTTTGGTTTATTCAGAACTGGTAATTTACCTGCACAAAATTTTATTAAACAAAATGGTTTGATGATTGCAGGGCATAATCAAAAAGAAAGTGTTGATGCTAATGAATTAGCTGAAATAATTAATACAACATCTCCACAAAAATTAAATAGTTTTTATGGTTTTGTTAATAATCATGGTATGGATGATAAAGTTATATTAGTAAATCCAAATATTCCACAAAAATATTATGTTTATGAAAAAAGTTCTAATAATGTTTATTCATTTTATATTTCTCATTATACTGAAAATGGTAAACCTTATTTTGAACCATTAGGTCCAGTAGGTTTTGAATCTTTAGATAAATATAAAAATAATTATGAAGATAAAGGATTATTATATAATCTTGAAAATTTTGCTGATGATAGTATGTATAATCTTGGTAGATATATAAATAAAACTTTTACAGAAGGAGATAAAAAAGCAGAACCAAATCCAAATAATGCACTTATAAGAGTAAAAGGAAATGAATATAAATTAAATGATTTATTTAATATAGTAAAAGATAAAATTAATTCTGAATAATTGGAGAATATTATGCCAATAAATGAACAGAAATTATATGAAATTGCACAAAATGCACAATTTAATGAAGAACCAAATAAAGATAATGGTAATATATTAGATTATGCAACATCAACTGCAGGTCAAGTTTTATATAATACTGCAGCTACTCCTGGATATGCATTACAATTTGCACAAGGAATAGTTGAAACTCCTATTCAATTAATTCATGCAGGATTTAATGATGATTATTCTGTAAAAGATGCATTTGCTGATTCATGGGTTAATCATAATTTAGGTGCAAAAATAAATGAAAATATTGTAGATCCTATTGCAGAAAATGTTTTTGGTAGAAAAAGTTATGATGAATTAAATGCTTATGAAAAAGCAGGTAGATTAACTGGTGATTTTATTCCTGCATTTGGTGTTACTAAATATATAAAACCAAATAATATTACAAAAGCATTAACAGTTTATGATCCAAAAAATGCTAAAAAAATTTCTGATGGATATTTAGGTTTAGTAAATATTAAAACAAAAAATCCAACTAAATATCAAACTGCACAATGGTTAATGCCTGGAATACAAATTCAAAGAGGTGTTCCTTTATCACAACAAAAAGCTTCATTAGGTATTCAAACTGCATTAACTGGTGGTATGAATTATTTAGAAAATTTATCTGCTGAACAAATTAATGAAGCAAAAAGAAATAATGTATTATATAAGGATTTTAGAAAAGATTTAAATGATCCAAATAATCAAATTAGTTTTAATCAAAATCAATTAGATTATATAAAAAAGCAAGAAAAAGAAAATAGTAATTTTCTTTTATATGCAGGATTAGCAGGAGCTATTTTTGGTGGTAGTAAATTATATAATAAATATAATAAATATTTAATGAAAGAAATGGATAAATTATCACAAGATCCTGATGCAATTAATACATTATCAAAACATTTATCTACTGGTGAAATATTAGATTCTTCTATTACTGATAGATTTAGTTATAAAAACTTTTTAGTAGAAGAAGGATTAATTAGTGAAGAAGTTGCTAATAAATTAACACAAGATCAAATAAATAAAATTAATTCATCATTTACTACTGGTGATCTTGGTTTTGGTTTAAAATCCAAAGTTACTCCTCAATCTATTTATGATAGATTACAAAGTATGAAAATAAATAATGATGAAAATTATAAACTTCTTGAAGAAATTTTAGAAATTGATAGTAAAATTCAAGATGATGCATTTCGTTTTAATTATTATTTCAATAAAGGTAAAACAAATTATTCAACTGATGAATATATTGCAAGAATTTTATCTGGAATAGATGATGCTCCTGGTGGTAATTATTTAAATAAAGAACAATTATCACAAATGTTAAAACAACGTAAAATGACATTAGAATTAGCTGCACAAAATCCAGAAGTTAATAAACTTTTGCATGATATTTCAGATTTACAGTATAATTTATTAGAATATCAATATAGATCTGGAATAATTTCTGCAGATCAATTCGCTAATCTAAAAAGAAATAGAAGTATTGATAATTTATTTACATATAAACCAAGAGTTAAAGATGTAAATATTGGATATTGGGATCAATTTAAGAAATATCTTTTAGAAGATGTACCTTATGATCCAAAAACTACACCAAATATTAATGTTCGTGGTGAAAATCCAATAACATTTGGTGAAAGTAAATCATTTCTAGATGTATTTGAAGAAAATTATAAAACAACTTTATTAGATGTATTAAATAATAATCTTAAAAAAGATCTAATAAAGGAAATGCAAAATAAACAATTAATTAATGTTAAACAATTAATTAAAGATGCTACTCCTGGAATAGAAGAATTACAAAGAATGGTAGCTAAAGAAAGTAATCCAATCAAAAAAGAAGAAATAATGAGAGAACAACAAGAAATGTTGAATCATTATTATAATAAATTAAAAGATATGTTTTATGTTAAACATATTGGATCAAAAAATACACAAACATCTCCACATATTGCAAGTGGTCCAAAAAATTTATTTGATTTAATGAATTTACCATTTGATCCAAAAAATCCTTTACATGGTTTAGTAAAAAGTATGGAAACTTCTACTGGTTTATTAGATAAATATGAAGGAATGACAAACTTTGCAAAAGATGTTGTATCTTATGTAGAAAATGGTATAATACATTACTACAAAACTGATCCAATTATTGCAGCATCTTTTAATTTAAATCCAGTTTTACCAAATAAATTTGCAGAAATATTAAAAGCTCAAAAGAATTTAGTACAATCTACAACAACTGGTATGCTAAATCCATTCTTTGCTTTACCTTCTAGTATTATGTCAATATCTGAAGCACTTTTAATGTTTCCTACTATTGCATCTAAATTAGAATTGTTAGAACCTGCAAGTAGAATTGAATATATGAAACAAATTGGTACTGCTTTTAAAGATATTGTTACAACAGAACAAACTAATTTAATGGTAAGATTATTTGATGAAGAATTTATTAAAACAAATGGATTAATGGATACACCTATTGGTAAATTTTTAGCAAATAGAAATATAGAAAAGTTAAGAAGTAACATTAAATCTGCATTATTAACTGAAATTCGTGATATTGGTGGTGCATCTCAAAAACCATACACTAAAAATAGTGGTAGATTTTTTACATTAAATAATAGAACTGAATTAAATGATAATATAAAAAGATTTTTAGCAAAACATCATGGAATAAATGGTGGTATTCAAGCATCTAAATTATTAAATTATTATTTATCTGCAATGAGAGAAGCACCACAATTATCATTAACTGAATATTTTGGTAAATTAACTGGTGCAATTAAAGATGGACACATAGTTGATGAAAATGCTATGAGAAAAGTTATTGATGTTGTAGGAACTTATACATCAAATCTTGGTAGAGATGGTTCAGGTAAAGGTCTTACTGGTGGTATTGCAGAAACATTAATAAATTATGTACCTTATGGTAACGTTATGTTAAAATCTTTAGCACCTAAATTCAGAGCAAGTGGAATTGAAAAAGGAATTAGTAATTTTTATAAAATATGTATGCAATTAGGTGATAATAAAACTAGATATGTTGATATATTAAATAATATAAAATTACATTCTAAAGAATTAGTTAATAATAAATTTATACAAGGATTATTCTTTGTATCATTTGTGCCAACTTTACTTGCTTATATTTGGAATAATGGTTCATCTAAAAATAGAGATGATTATTATAGATTATCTGATTATGATAAAGCATCTAAAACTACATTAATGAATTTCTTTGGAGATGGAAATCATTTAATTATACCAAAAGACCAAGAAGTTGCAGTAGTTGATAGTATTTTATTCTCTATGTTAGATGGAATATTTGGTATGAGTGATTATAATGAAATAGATCCTGCATTTAATTCTAGTAAAATTATGATGCAATCTATTGCTAGATCATTTGGTATTGATAGTATTCCTGCATTAGATTTAATTGCAAATGTTTCAGGTAAACAAGTTAACCTAAATGTATTTAATGAACAACCATTTATATCTGATTTACCAAGAAATGTAATAAATGCAGATTTATCTGAAACTGCTTATCAAAATGGTATATTTAATCAAGAAACTCATAATACAATTAACTCTTTATTTGGTGTATTTGGTTCTGCTATCTTAACAAGTGGTGAAGAATTTGTTGTAGGAGATAGAAATAATACTGCAGTTAGAGATGTTAGACAATCTTTAATGGATAAATTTTCTAAATCTGCTCAACTAATTGGTAGTAGAAATGTAACAAGTTATAACCAAACTTCACAATCTGTATATAAAAATAGAGATTTATTAAATAAATTAAAACAAATTGATAAAAATCCTAAACAAGAAATGGTTTATGATTTAATTAAGATATATAATAAGAATAGAATTAAACCAATTCATGATAAAATTACTAATTTAAGAAAAAATATACAAAGATTAAAAGCAAATGGTAAAATAAGTGGAAAAATTCTTGACTATAATGGAAGAAAGATTACAATAAATAATATACAAAAGAAATTACAAGAACTTTTTGCATTAGAATATCATGAATTTGAAAATCTTAATGCATTAATTGAAGCAAAATTTGGTAGAGGTTTAACATTAGATACATTTATGGAGAAATTAAATGAGCAATATTAATAGAATAGCAGAATTAATTAGTCAGAAAAAAGGTAATCCATTAAAAGAATTACTTTATAATAAATTAGGTAATTCTGTTGATGTAGGTAAATATATGTATAATAATAATATACAAGGTGATGTTCCACCAGTAGATATTAAAAATTTAGGAGATGCAGTTAGTTATGGTAGAATGGGATTAAATAACTTTTCTCATGATTTAACTGGATTTATTAATGATCCTTCATCTATTAAAGATACAATTATGAATATAAAAAATAATCCTGAATATATTTCTGAAATTTTATCTACACAAAGAGCAGATGAAGCTAAAGCAGGATTAACTGCTTCTGCATTATTAGCATTACTTTTAGGTGATTCTTTAATCGGTGATGATGAAGAAGAAATGTATAATTTTTAATGGGAGATTATAATGGCTAACTTTAAATCTGTTGAAGCTGCATTAAAATATTTTAATACAAAATATGGTCATGATCCAAGATATTATTGGAATAGTTTACCACAAAATGTAAAATCAAATTTAATGAAAGATTCTTTTGGTTATAAAAAAGAAGTTAGCTTTGATGAATTAAAAAAAGCATTAAATAAAAGATTATTTAAAGAAGATGGATCTAAAAAAGATTTCAAAATGCTTAAAAAATATAATAATTATGATACAAATAGTTATTATGATAGAAAAGCTGCTAATAATCGTAAATATTTTGGAGAAAAAGAAGAAAAATCTTCTAAAAATATGCATAATAAAAACATAGTTTTAGAAAAATTAGGTGATGAAGAATTAATTAAAGGATATATTCCTAGAGATGGTGGAGAAATTCCTGAAGAATTAATTAATGAAGTTGTAAGTCTTTTATCACGAAATATGGGAAAGAAAAATTCACTACAAAATGCAATAGAAGATGTAGAAATTGATAATCCTTTTAAAGATGCACCAGTAAAAACATACAATGACAAAGAAAAAACTAGTTATTGGTTATTTGATATGGATAAACCAAAAGAAAAAGAATTAAATAAAAATAATGATTTAGCTATGAAATGGAAATATGATAAAAGTTTTCAAAAAGAAGATTTATTTCCATATTTAGATGAATTTGTTAATAATCATCCAAATAAATATTACCTAGAAAATAGTGAATTACCTGATGTAATAGAAGAATTAATTAATTCTTTACAAACTAGATATTAATCTTTATTTAATAACTTATTTATATATCTTATATCTAATTTATTGTAAAATGCTTCAGTTATTTTGTATAAATATCCACCATTTTTGGTCATATACATTTCGATTAATTCTAATTCATGTAGAATTGAGATAATATATTTAAATTCTTCTTTATTACAAAGTGATTTAACATTTTGAAATAATTTATTATGCATAACACCAGTAGATTGGTTTTCTATTAATATTCTTCTAATCTTTATAATTATCTTATCAAAGTCATCTCTTTTTGCTTTATTTAATAATTTATTTATTTCTTTAATACTTTGATTTTTAGTATATTTAAGTATATTAATAGCATTTTCTATATAACATTCAGTAATTTCATTATCTAAATTATCATCATCTATATATAAAATTGTTGCTAATTTTAATACTAATTCTGGTTCATAGATTTCAAATATTTTATTTATTCCATTATCATTTAATCTTCGTTTTCCATACCATTGATTATATCTTCTAATCGCTTTGGTTGATAATATGCACCTTCTTTCTTTATTAGTTTTTTGTACATATCTTTTTCCATATTCCAAGAGTTCTTTGGATTCTTCCGTTGTAACTCCCCATCCTGGTTTTGTTTTGATATTTGTTTCAATGATTGTGTATAGTTTTGATGGTAATCCTGATTCGTAATTACCATTTTCCAAAGCTTTAATGTAATCATCAAATGTATCAGATGTACAAAGAGATGTATAATGATTATATGTTGATTTATTAGTGTAAGTATATTCATGATATGACCTTTCATTTGGATTATAATATAAAGTATTAATTAAATCATAAAACTTTTTCTTATTAATACTACTAGAAAAATCTCTTATAATAAAATTAATATTCATGTTTCCTTTTTCTTGTTGATGATTTATCATTCTATTTATCAATTCGTATATATAAACTGGTTTATCTAATAATAAATTATCTTTATTTAACTTTTCTAGTGTTCTATTCATAACATTTATTGATAAATTTCTATCTAAATTATCATTCTTATAAATAAAATTCAAAAATAGATTACAATATAGTGGATTATTTGGTCTATCTATAATAACATTTCTACCACTTAATGAAGATAATATCCAGATAGCACTCCAGAAATCAATTATTGTTGAAGTAGCAAAGTTATTCATGTATTCTAAATATTTATAAACAAATCCTTTATTCGTTATCCATTTCTGTATCATCATCTTCTCCTTGATTTGGATCAAAATTTAATGCAGTAAAATCATTTAATGGTAAATATCTCTTTTCTCTTTTCTTTTTATTTACATAAGCTTCCTCAATAGATGCAAATTGTGGATCATTTTTTACAATATCTAACAAAGTATGACTACCTGTGCAAAGTAATTCCTTTTTTAGCCAATTATAACTAAAGTTATATATCTTTTTATCTTCATTAAGTAAAGATTTCATTTCAGTTGCAACAGTTTTATTTCTTTTGAAATCAATATAATGATTACCTCGTTTATTAAATTTATATAATGAATTAATTTTGTTAAATTGTTCTTCATCTATAATACAATATTCATCATTTTCAATAAAACATGTATCATAAATTTGACTAGTTACATATTTACTCATCTTTGTCATTATAATCTACTCCTTTTAATGTTGACCATCTATGAACACCATTTTCATCAGGATAACTTTTCTTAAAATCCATACCAATTACAACTTGTTCACCATTAATTGTAATTGGTTTATTAGCATGTTTCCAAATTAAATTCATCATTAACTTTTCTACATCTAATTTATATAAAAAGATTAAAGCATCATGAATATTTAATAAACATCTTGCTTTATCTTTAGGAAATTCAGGATCTTCTTCAACATCTGCAATAATTGATGCAACATAATCTCCAATAGTTGATTGTGGTTTAAATGCAATAATACTATCCATGTTTGTATCTGTTAATGGTTCTAAAAAGAATAATCTTCTTCCCATATAATTAAATAACATTTTAGTTTGTTTAACTTCTTGAATAGTTTTATCCCATGCTTGTTTAATTTCAGGATAAGCTGCATGATATGAAGCATAAGCTTCTTTTGCTAAATCCATTTTAATACCAGTTGTTGCACTTAATCGTTCAGGTTGCATACGATAGTTTAATCCATGTACACATTTTTTACCTAAAAATCGTAAAGTAATTTCACCATCTTTGTTTGGATCATCTGTAGTTTTTCCATAAGTTAATCTATCATAACTAGGAACACTATCATAAGGTACTTTGAAAATAGCAGATGCATTCATTCTATGTACATCTTTATCAGGATCTTTTGCACATTCATCAAAAGCTTTCTTCAATTTTTGTACATTCCATCCATAAGCAACAACTTTTGCTTCTGCTTGTTTCAAGTCAAAGTATAATAATCCATAACCTTCATCAGCAATGAACATTGATTGAGCTCTTTGTGGTTGATTTTGTAAATTTGCACCACTTCCCCATAAAACAGATGTTGAACTTAATCTTCCAGGAGCAGATATTGTTCCATATTGTTTATATTCACATCTAATTCTGTCATCTTCATCAATTTTTGTTTCAATATAAGTAGAATGAAATTTAACTTCTTTCTTATATTGTAAATAAATTCTCATTATTTCTTTATATTCTTCAGAAATATTCTCTCTATTCAAAAATGTTTGCAAAGTTTCTTCATCAACTCGTCTTTTATCATTATGAAAGTTAGGAATTTTCATAAATCCATACACTAACATTCCCATATCTTTCACAGAGTTCATATTAAAATCATCAAATGGAACTTGTGGGAATACTTCTTCACATTTTTTAATGAATTTTTGTTTAATTTCTGCAATATCTTTTTGTAATTGTTGATTAACTGATTCTTTTAATGAAGTATCTATCTTAACTCCTTGCACACACATATTAACTAGATGAGGTTGTATTCTCATAATATGATTATAAAAGAAATTATCCATTTTTTGTTGTTTCAATTCTTCATCTAATTTATAAAAAGCAGCTAAAGTTATGCAAACATCTTTCACATTATATTCCCAATATTGATTAATGTTTCCACCTTCTTTCCAAGTTTTTCCATCATCTTTATAAAATGGATGAGTAGTATAAATTGAAGTTAAAAATCCGAGATTATGTGGTTGTCTAGGATATAAACAATGATGTGCTAATAATGTATCATGATAACATTTAAATACTGGAAATCTATCTTTAAATCCTAACCAGCTATTATCAAAAGATCCGTTTTGTGTTATAATTTTACTATCAGGATGAATAAGTAATCTACATAATGCTTTTCTAATTAATATTTCTTGTTCAATAGTATATGTATTTTTAGTTAAATCTCTGAAATTAATACACATACCTTCATGAATGTCATTAGCTAAACCAACACAACACATCTCATTACCAATAGTTTCAATATCTAATGCGAATGGTTTTTTATCATTTTGCATTTTATATATAAACTTAATAGCATCACTATAACTTGGATTGATTATTGCATTAATTCTATGAGGAATATATTTACCATTAACTAATAAATAGAATTTATATAAATCAAATTTAAATATAACTTCCCATTTTGGTTCTCTAAATATCATAAAAGGTGCATAAGTATATAACACTTGATAAGTTTTTCCATTATGTGAATTAGTATAAGGTAAAACTGATCCTCTCCAGTTATCAATACTCTTTTCATTAGTAAATAATTGTAATCCATTTTTACCTAAACAGAGAATATATTTCAAATTTGGTAATTCTTTTAATTCCATTTCTAAAATAGTTCTCCAGTTTAATAATTCTGTTCCATCTAATCTAAACTTATCTGCAATTACTGGAATTTTTCTTTTAATTGCACAAGTTATATACACATCTCTACGATAAATATTATATTTTTCTAAACATTTAAACAACATACTGCCATTAGAAGATGACAATGGAATACCTAATTTAATATCACTTTCATTAGGACTTTCAATTACAATAGCTATTTCACTATTTTTATTACCAACAGGACCACATTCAATAATCATTCCCATATTTTGAGCAATTTGTTGTAAATGTTTCATCATAAAATCTCCATTCTGGCTAATAAATCAAAAATATTATCAGTTACCATGATACTTGGCATCAATTCAGCAATACCATCTTCCATTAAATATACATAATATGAATTATTTTTTGTTATGTTTATTGCTACTGGTATTTTCTTTGCTATTTTTATGTTCATCAGTACAAATTTCATGTTGATAGTATCCTTTATTATCTAATTTCCATGTTCTTTGTTGTAAAATATTCATCTTTTCTACAACTTTTTCCAAAATTTGTTCTTTTTTATATTGAGATGAATGTAATTCTAATACATATTTTTGTAAATGTGTACCAATAGTATAATCAAATCTTTCAATACCACAAGCACAAATGAACATATCAGCTAATTCTTCTAACTTATCTTCTTCACTTGCATCACAATATTCAGTATATTCATCTTTATATTTCTTCATTTGAGATTCTAAATTAGTTTCATAGAATAAATATTCATGAACTTTTGCTATTTTGTTTCTTAATGTCCATTCACTTGAAGTATCTCTTAATGTAAAATTAATCATTTCTTTTCTCCTTTAAGTTTTTTCATTGCATCATATAATAAAGCTAAACATTCTTCATCTAACTTTAAATTAATATTATCTATTGCCCATTGTAAATAATCAGGACATTCGTATAATAAATCTCCAACTTGTTTACCTTTATGCTTACCAAATTTAATTTCTGAAGTAAAGTGATGAATATTGTATTCTCTTTCTCCAAATTCACTCATTGGTTTGAATTTTGTTTCAACTGCTTCAACTTCATAAGGTAAACAATGATAATTTTTATTTGAATTTGTATATTCAATAGCTTTATCTGCATCTAATGTTACAAATTGAATATCTTTTTGTTCATTTCTTATAATATAAACTTTCATTGTGCTTTTCCTTTACTACTATATGGATTAGTTATATGTTTAAGTGCAAAAACTAATGTCTTTTGGTCACTAATTATGTTAACTTTTTCTTTAGCTCTTGTAATTGCAGTATATAAATTCTTTCTACTACACATATAAATCACACTTCTATCAATAATATAAGAAATTTCTTTATATTCACTTCCTTGTGATTTATGTGTTGTAATTACATAAGCTAATTCAATATCTTTTTGTGGATTATATTCTACTAATTTACTATAAACTTGTAATTGTTGGCAAGTAGGAATAGTCACAATCTTATCTCCAAAGTCAATAGTAATATCTCCATATCTATCTGCAGCAATAATTATTCCAGTTTCTCCATTAAATACACCTAAATCATAATTATTTTTACAAAATATTACTTTATCTCCAATAAATAATCTAAAATCTTGAATTTTACTCCATTTATGTCGCTCAACTGGATAACCATCATCAAAATTATCAGCAAATCGTTTCATTTGTATCATTGAATTGAGTTTATCTGTTCCAACCCAACTCATTTTTGAAGGAGAAATGATTTGTTTTGATGCAGTATAGTAATCTTTATCTTTATCTATAATATCACTAATGATTTGTGTAGGAAAAATTCTATCATTTGTAAAATATAATTGAAAATCATCACATCTTTTTGGCATAATTCCACGATTTATATTATGTGAATTATCAATAATACTAGATTTATCATCTTGTCTGTGTATTTGATCTAATTTAACACATGGAAAACGAATTAACATTTCTTGAAATTGTGATGGTTTACCTTTTAATACAATACTTTCTTCAATCGGTTCTAATTGATTACAATCTCCAAACATTCTAATACAACCACCACGAGGTAAAGCATCAATTAAATTTCTATGCAACTCATAACTAACCATTGCATACTCATCACATAACACAATTTTTTGTTTAATTGGATTTTTTCTATCTCTTTTTGGTGAAGTTGTTACTAAAGGTTTACCAGTTTTTTCATCTATCTCTCCAGGAGATGGATATTCTAACAATCTATGAATAGTCATTGCAGGAATACCAGTTGCTTCGTAAATTCTTTTAGCAGCTTTACCAGTTGGAGCAACTAAAACTACATAATCTTCATCATAAAATTGTGTATTATCTTTTATTCCGAATAAATTTTTATTTTCATGTATATATTTTATGAAATTTTTATAAACTTCTCTAATAATTGTAGTCTTACCAGTACCTGCTTCTCCAGTTATTGCTACAATTCGTTTACTTAAATCTCCACAAAGCTTAATTGCTTGTAATTGTTTCTCATCAAATTTCATTTTGCCCTCTTTATTATAAAAGATGTGACAAGTTTGTTATAAACTAGAGATTGAACTTAATTTTTAGTGTGATGGATCAACAAACTTGTCACAAACTTCACCAAATTATATCTTTACGATTACTTTATTTGGATGATTCATAGCAATATCAAAAATTTCTTCAGTAATTTTTGTATATACTGTTAGAATTTTAACTTGTTCTGGTTTAATAGGCAAAGCTACACCATTTTCATCAACAATTTCTAACATAACTGAAGTTACTTTCTTTGCTCTTTCTTTCTTTTCTTCTAATTCAGACATTTAAGTTCTCCTAATATTAAGATTAATACAATGTTAGTTGTTTTTCTGTCATAATCTTTATTGTTTGAGGGATTTAAACAGAAAAGATTGTCAAAGAAGGTACAACTAACAAAACCTATTGCATAACTTAACTTACGGATTAACAGTTTAAGTTAAATTATGCAACTAATCGTGCAATACGAGCAGTTTCCATACCTTCCCAAAGTTCATTACGAACTTCAACTTTTGCAGGTAAACCAATCAAAGTAGAAGGATCAATGCTATTAGAAAGTGGAGCACCTAATGCAAGCAAAAATCTCTTTAATGCAAACATTGATCTAGGTGTTTTTTCTGCCATAACGTAATGAGTTAAAGTTGTTCCTTCAGGATTTCCATCAACATAATCTGCAGGATATTGATCAGCAGAAATGTTAAATGTAACTTTAATCATATCTTTTTCAGATTTTGAAACAACAATTTCAGCAGTTTGTACAACTGCATCATAAATACCTGCAGGAAGAGGTTTTGGTGCTTCAACTTCTGCCAAGTTTACGTCAAATTCTAACATTGATTTTAATTCTGTATCAGACATATTAAATACTCCTATAAAATAAATTAAAAATTAAATAAATAAATTGAAATTAAATGTTTTATTCATAATAATATTTCACTATGTGAACTTTTATTCAGGAATTATCTTATTTGGTGAATTAATCCATTGATTATACCAAGTGTTTAATCCATGTCCACCATTTTCCAAAGTATAATTCCATTCAAGTTGTTTACACTTATCTAAATCAATCATTCTTGATTTCATTAGTTTCTTTACAGAATAAGGTGCAAACATAACTTTTCTTTTTCCATTAAACATACCTAAATACCAAATTTCAGATAACATAATTGCAATACTTGTACCATTTGATCCACCGATCATTGGTCCTTGTTCAATAATATTACCTAAATCATCCATTTTACCATTATCTTCGTGTCCAATAATGACTAAATGTTTATTATATTTATTAGTAAGTTTAATTAAATTAATCATAGTTTGTTTAAAGTAACTATTTTTCTTCGCATAACCTGCCATTGATGGTAATTCTATTGTTGCATTTCTAATTCCTTCAATACCAAGTCGTAAACATAAATCTAAATATGTTGTAGCACTATCAAAAATAACTGTATCAAATAAATTATCTTTCAAATATGCTTCAATTCCAAAACAATTTTCATTACAACCTTGTCTAACTATTGCATAATTAGATTTACTTAAATCAACTGTTTGAATATTATCTTTTTCTGGTGAAAAATTTAATGTATCTAATCCATTTGGATCAAAACTTAACCACAATTTCTTTCCAGGAGCAGTTGATGCAAATAAAGTTTTACCTACACCTGCTTGTCCCCATAAAAGTAAATTTAATCTCTTTGGATTATCTTCTACTTTCTTAACTTCTACACCTGCTATTCGTAATTCCATTTTAATTTCTCCAAAAGTTGTTAATAAATTGAGGTGATTAGTGTTATTTGAATTTAATTTTTTATGAAAAGTGGACTAGGCTTTTCATTTGTACTGGAACTGTTAAATAACACTAATCATTTAAATTCTTTTATTTCATCTTCATAAACTTCACCTGATCCATTTACTTCATATACTTCATCATAATATGATTCAGTAATTCCAAATTCTTTTGCTTCATTTTCATCTTTAGCAATTACATAATCAATAAAATCAACACCATCATAAGTAGAAGGAATTTGATAAACTTTACAATCTTGTAATTCAGCTAATTTAAGTAAACTTAATTTAATTTCTTCTCTTTTATTATTGATTTCTTTCAATAATCTATCAATTTTATCAGAATAATGTTTAATCTTTTTATCTTTATCTAAAACTTTATTCATAATTAATCTCCTTCTAATGGATTCCATTCATCAATTATCATATCTTCTTCAATAATTCGTTTTCTTTCTTCTTCATTAGAACAACAAATTGGTATAAATGCACATTGTTTGTAATATTTACAACAAGCATGTGTATTCATTGGAGCTTTTTCAGGAATATTTTTATACATTTCTGCAACATTGTAAGTATGTAATACCCATCTTGCCCAATCTGAAAAGTAAAAATGTTCTCTATCAACTCTTTCCATTCTAAATGCATAACCACTTGTTTTTGGTGCAGGAATTTGTACACCTAAAACTCTTGCTTGTAAACATTCTTCATTAGTAAAGTAACTAGCAATTAAACAATAACCAGTAATTTGATGCGATTTATACCATTGACCTAACCAACTATCATCTAAACGTGATGCAGTTTTATTTTCATGTACAATTAATGAATTATTATCATTCTTTCTATAATGAATACCATCAATTTTACCGATAAAATGAATTGGTTGTGTATGTTCTTCTCCATTTTGTATATAAGTTAATTCAACTATTGTATCAAATGGAATTTCTATTCCAACTTTTGAACATAAATCTTCTTCATTCTCAATCCAAACTGGTTCATCTTCAACAACATCAAGAAAATTACTACAATAATGAATTAAACTATCTTTTATGTTAGCAATAGTTCTCTTTTTATCATTTGGATCTTCATAATATCCACTATTATCAATAACAAAATCACTAAATATAGTATATTTTGCTAACTTTGTTGCTTTTTCTTCAGATAATTTGAAACATTCAGTAATAAAATTACTAATCATTTCATCATCTGCATCTTCACAAACTTCACGAAATACTTTTGCAATTTCTCTTGTACCAATACTTTGTAAAGTAGGTTTATTTTCTTCTAATCCTCTAAACCAAATACTTAATGCACGATATACTGCAAAACATTTATGACATAAATCTCCACATTCAAGAGCCATACTTCTTTCAGTTGTTTGGAAATTTTTATTTAATATATGTCTTGTAATACCATACATAGGACAAGTATTAATACTATTTAATTTAGAAAAATCTAATGGATATAAATCAGTTACTTGATTTTCTTGTATAGGTAATACATTTATTGAAACTATTTCATCAATAATCATTGGTGCTTTCCTTTCTAAATTATTCTTCTTCACTTAATGCTTCATCTTGTTTAAGAATTTTTCTAATTCTCTTAATATCTTCCATAAAACCTGCAGTACCATTAGTTAATGTAATCATTTGTGATGCTAAATGATCAAAATTTGTAGCAAGTTCTATCATTTGTTTTCTTAAAAAGAATAAATCTTGTCCTTGATTGATAATAATCTCTTTTAATTTTGGATCACAATCAACTTTCTGCAATTTAAATGCAATTTCACTTCCCTTATCCATATTATCCTCACATTAAATCAATTTTCATTTTCAACATTTTTAATTCATTAGCTTTTTCTGTAAGTTGAGTTAGATACTTTTCACATTGAGCATTCAATTTTTCAAAAGCTGCTAACTTTTTATCTAATTTGACATTCAATTTATCTAACTCAACTTTTCTTTTTGCTTCTTTAACTTCTGTATAAGCATTAACAGATTCTAACCGTCTTTTTTGTAATTCTTTAATGAATACAATTTGTTCTTCATCCGTCATTTCAAGAAAAGTTTTTCTATGTATAGGTGTATCGCCTTGCATATTTGGTTCTCCTTTGTTAATGTTTATATCATATATCAACAATTATTTTGTGTCAATAGAATTTAAATAATTTTTTATGAAATCTATCTTTTCTTTATTAACTGTTGATAACTCTGTTGATAACTTTTTACCAAATCTCTTTTCAAAATATTCAGTAATTTCAGGTATTTGGAAATGTTCATTTACATCAACATCAGTATTACATAAATCCAAAATAGCCTTAAAATCTAAATAAATTTTTCTTGCTATTGTAGATCTTTCATTTGTTTGAGTTAGATTATTTCGTAAAACTTCTTTATATTTCATACCAATAAAATGACTAAAATTTGTATTTTTGATATTACCAATATCAACAGATTGATAACATAATGTACCATAATAAGGTAAATATTTTCCAGAATTTTCATAATATGAATTATCTTTTACAAAATAATCCCAATCATAACTATTATTAGGACTAAATGTTCCATAAATATCTTCTTTTTCTCTATAATCTCTGTCTAAATGTAATGTAATTTGATGTTGTATTCCATATCTTTTAGCAAAATCAATTAAACTTTTATCTAAATTAAATACACTATGATAAACTTTTTCAATATCATCTAAAAATTTATTTTTAATATTATTTCTTTCATCATAAAGATCTTTTAATCCTTCTTTTTTATAAATAAAATCAGCAATTAGATAAGCTATTTGCTTTTTATCATCTTTTGTAAGTTTATTTTTAGCCATGACTAAATTCCTTTTTCTAAAATAAAACAAAAAGAGTAGTATATTACCCCTAGTTAACATACTACTCCATGGAGAAATACATGATAAACAATCATATATTTTATGTGTGTGGTAAGATTAACTCAATAGTAATGATTAGTATCATCACTCCATTTTACACCAGAGTATCACAACCCATCTTACCTTACGACGACACATAAACGCCAATGAAAGGAGGGTAAAATGGCAACTTTTTAATATTCACTCAACAATAACCATATATAATTGTAAACCATAGTTACAATTTCGCAATCTTTAAGATCTTTTACAGTGAATAAATCATTATAATACATTGGATCTATATAACTTTTACCATTTTCTGTAATATCTTTATAAGTTATTACAGAAACTTTATTATTTTTTATAATTATTTTACCAAACATCATTAAATTTCTATAATTACATAATTTTGTAAATATATTTATTAATTTATCTTGTTGTCTTGGTGTAAAATAAGTTAATAATTTTCTAATACCATCAGTACAAGCATATTGACTATTAATCCAATGATACATTTGTGTACCATAAAAACCATCTAATTCTTTTTCTAAATTAATCATTTTTACACCTTTTTGTAATATAATCAATAAATCCTTCTTCACAAAAACCAAAACGATTTTCTTTTAAGAAATTGTTTTCTTTTTCATTGTCATTTAGGAATGGTTTTAAGTCAACTTCTATCCATTTACCTAATAATCGTGGACCTTTTGGAGTTTTCTCTGCTTCATATAAAATAATATGATCTTCATCTTTCAATCTTTGTTTACATTTATCACAAAGTTCTGGTCCGATTACATTATATCTTTCTAATGAATTTTTTAATCGTCTATCAAGTAAAACACCCATAGGTTCTTTACATAATGGACAACAAAACATTCCTACATGACTTTTATCATTCATAGTGGTTCTCCTAAATTAATCGTTTGTAAAATTTATATCTGTATAAATTACCTTTCCTTTTCATACTTACGATAAAATATACTTC